CATAACTATAATCGTCCGGCAGTTCCGTCTCCTGAACTTCTGTATCATAAATAGCTGAATATTTTTGTACTAATTTCCTAAAATTTTCTTTATGCAAAGCAAATTGTTTTCTCTTGACAAATTCTAAAGCCTTAACTTCACGAACAAGTTCATCAAAATACAACACATCACTATATTGGCCTGTAACCAAATCATAACGGTGATATTCTAAATGCTCAGGGCGCAAGTCCGTAGTCTCAAGACCTTTGAGTTCAGGAAAATCTAACCCTTTAATAGTAGAAGTAGGCAATTTAGAATAATCAATATTACGGTGCCACAAATCTTTGTCAAGATCTTCAGTACGAGTGTACTCGCGCTTAGGAACTACTACAAAACTCATATTCTTGAATCGACGTTTTAAAGCCAACTCAGAAATAATAGCATTAGAAGTTAAATTCCGTTGATTAGTAGTTGCAACAACAAATTTTGGCCTAAGATAAACGTTACCTTTATTTTCCAAATGTGCCATATGTGCATTATACTCTTCGGAATTTATAATTCTAATAATTTCCATTGCTTCACAAGCTGGAGAACCAGCAGCATCCCTAGCTTGTAGGAGATCGTCATAAAATATAACTTTAGCCTTATTAGTTAAGCCATCGAAGAAAACACTCTCCTGTTTTCTAGAGTAAATGTAAACTCCAGGATTAATATCAAATTCTTCCTTTTCCAAAGGACTCATAACACTAGGAGCGACAGAATAAGACAAATATATAGCTGCAACGGACTTAGCAGTACCAGGTCCACCAGCTAACAGAACAGGAACAGGTTCTTGTCTCATACCCTTAAGAGTAACATCAGATCTCTCAAGTTCCAAAAGTATTTTACGAAGACTGTTACAATCTTCATGAATCAAACGTAAAGAGCTTCACTAAATTTATCCTTAGGAATTGTTTTAAGCATGTGTTTACCAACTTCCAAGATACAAGACACATGAGAATATGTTGATTCCGTAGAATCTAAAGTTCCTCTATTATACTTAAAAGATAACATACGGACTTCATCAGAAAACATATCAATTTCTTTAGAACAAGAATCAATAAATTTCATTGAAGGTAAATTCAGAAAATTTCCTCTAAAGAAATTAACTATACTTTCAATAAACTTTATAATCAACTTGGCTACTTCTATCATACCTAATTTAACTCTACTAAAGTCTTTAGCAAAAGTTAAAACTAACGAAGAAGTAGAAACCTTAGAATTCATACCTACTGCTCCTATCAAAGCTGTAGCAATAACTGAACCAATCAATTCAAGATTAGAATCCGAAAATTGTGGCACTATTTCATCCATATCAAAACTAGGACATTCAGGTATCTTATCATAAAGACCTATATATAATTTAAACAAATAAACTAATTGTTCAGGAACTTTAATAATAAAATATATAGC